GGAGTAGAAGATAACGCAACGTTCTCTTTCTCATTCCAAGGAACTGGCACCTTGACTCAAGGTACTCAATCATAATATCAGTAGGGGGGCTTAGGCCTCCCTATTTTAACATCACACACAACAATGGAAACAAACTTGATAAAAGTAGGCGAAAAGACATACCCTGTAAAGTACGGGTTCAATGCATTAAGATTGTTTTGCAATGCCAGCGGCATTGGATTGCAAGAGCTTGAAAAGATAGGAGAAAACATAAGTATAGACCACGCCATCAATTTGGTATGGGCGGGAATGAAAGACGGTGCACGAGCAGAGAAGCAAGCCTTCGATCTTGACACTGATGACATTGCCGACTTGCTTGATGAGGATATGAGTATCATTCAGCAGTGTATGGAATTGTTTGTTGCCTCCTTTGTGAAGCCAGGAGCTGAAGAAAAAAAGTAAACGCCCAAGCCTCGGAATCCCTTGATTGGGATACACTGGAAGCGGTAGGTTTGGGTGAGATGGGAATGAGTGTTGAGGAGTTCTACAATATGACTCCGCGACAATTCCAAAACAAAAGAGAGGGCTTCCAAAACCGCATTCAGTATGAGACTGAATTGGTATGGGAAACCACGAGGTGGCAAGCAGCGGTAAACATTGCACCACATACGAAGAAAAGATTAGGCCCTAAAGACTTGGCTGTATTCCCTTGGGATAGCAAGAAGCGAGTACATAAGGCTGCAACATACGAAGAGGTGCAAGAGGCAATTAAAAAGGTGTTTGGTAAATGAGCCGTACGGATATAGATTTTAAGATTGGCGCGGACTTAAAGCAGTTTCGCGGTGCAATGGGCAACATCGACCACAGCTTGAAGAAGTTAAGCGGTGGTTTTGGTGCTTTAGGTGGAGTGATTGGCGCTTCCTTTGCGATTGATATTATACAGCAGTTTGCTGCTGAATCTATAGAGCTTGCATCTAAGATGGAAGGCGTTGAGGCGGCTTTTAATCGACTCAATAACCCTAACCTACTTGATAACCTTAGAAAAGCCACAGCGGGCACCGTTGATGACCTAACCTTGATGCAGACGGCTGTAAAGGCCGAAAACTTCCGCATCCCTATGGATGTGCTTGCAAAGGGTTTGGACTTCGCACAGCGCAGAGCACAAGCTACGGGTGAGAGCGTTGACTATATGGTTGAATCGTTTGTCACTGGTTTAGGGCGGCAATCGATTAAGATTCTTGATAACCTTGGTATTTCTGCCGCTGAACTTAGAGAGCGGATGGCAGAGGGCGCTACAATGGCTGAGGCTGTTGGTGCAATAATGGATGAGGAGTTCAAGAAGGTTGGTGAGCGTGTTACTACCACATCAATGAAGGTAGACCAGCAGCGTGCTTCAATCACCAACCTAAAGACTGAAGTAGGTGAGAAGCTCCTACCTGTATACTCTGCTTTCCTTGATAATACAATCAAAGGGCTTGGTAAAATCAACTTTATCCTTGATGACCAAGAGAAAGGCTACAAGCGGCTTTTTGTTGCTGTACAATCTTACTTTAATATCACAAAGTTTGGTTTAGATTTAGTGACCAACCCTACCAAGGCACTTCTCTCTTTGCTTGGAGAAACTGAAGAAGAGGTTAAAGAGATGAACGCTGAGTTCACCAATGGCCTCCCAAAAATTGAGGACTGGAAGAACAAAGTACAGCAATGGGTTCCTTTACAAAAAGACCTTAATAAAGCCACCGATGAATCAACTGAAGCAACTGATGAATTTAGCGAGGCTATAGAAAGAACGCGAAACGAAGCGCACTTCTATACTGAAACAATCCACAGGCTTAAGCAAGCTCACTCAATGCTTGGTAAAGCGCAAGAGGCAGCTTTCCAGCCAATGATGATGACCTTACAGCAATATAGAGAGTTCTCTAATGAGCTGCTAAGATCACAAGCCTTAGAGAAGGGTTTAGACTTGACTTATGATTTAGAAGCAGCAACCTTTGACGCGGTTACAGCATTCAATGAATTAGGCAGCACTATTGGAAATGTATTAACTGCATCCTTTAATGCCGCTTTAACAAGTGGAGAGAGCTTCTTTAAGGTATTCGCTGACGGTTTAAAAGCAATGCTTGCACAACTTGCCGCAACTATTGCAGCGGCCTTGGTTCTTAGCGTTGTTATGGCTGCAGTATTAGGAGGAGGCTTAGGTGCTTTATCTATGCAATCTATTGGTACAGCATTCAAGCATTTCGGCGGCCCTTCAATGGGAGTGCCAAGTTTTGGAATAAACGGAGGACTCGGTGGCGCAATGCAAGGCATTGAGATATTCGGAAGATTAAGCGGCTCCGATATATTGTTATCGGGTGAGCGTGCTGGAAGAAATAGAAATAGACTAAGCGGAATCGGAGGCTAATGGCAAACCCAAAATTATACGGAGAATTTAGAAGCGACCACGGAAACTTCTACTTGATAGAGATATGGGATGAGGACTATACGGGCAATGATCCTGATAGGTTCAACGTCACGAGTAACGGCTTTGAGCTGAACTACTCGGGGCAAACTGACAACATCTACAGCCCCGTCATTGGCTCAAGTGTTTCCTTTGGTATGTACATCAAGGATGCTGCAACAAGAGCCTTTGAGACTGACTTTAAGAACTACCAAGAGAACCGCTACTACGTTAAGATTTGGAAGGGCCAGTACGATGGCCAAGAATCTGATAAGTGGTACAACACCTCAAAGGTATCGGATGATGGCTTAGTAATGAACTTTTCACCCGATGAGGAAGAGCTTGTTTATCTTGACTTCTTTTGGGGTGGCTACATCCTCCAAGACATTGTTAAAATAGAAGATGCTGCGGAGCCTTACGTTTTGCAGATAGAAGCAAACGATGGTATTGCCAAGCTCAAGAATGTAGAGGCGCAAGAGGGGATAAGAACGATTAAGAGCTTATTCTCGAGCGCAATCTTTAACGCGTACACTTTTAACATTTTACCAACCGAGTGGCCCGCACTAAAAATGATTAGCAACTGGTGGAGTGAGCAGCATACTTATGATGCGGATGTAAACCCATTAGATACCACATCGGTTGACGTTAATGTATTCCACACTTTCAATTCTGATGGTAGTGTAAACCTTGCCTCTTATTACGATGTGCTCGTAGGGGTGTGTAGGATATTCGGACTGCGCTTTTATTTCTCAAATGGTAGCTATAGAGCAGAGCAGATATTTCAGCGCGATGGCAGCTCTTTAAAAGAGTTTAGCTATAGAAGAGACGGCAACCTCATAGGGTTTGAAAGTGTAACGAGAGATAAGACACTTGACCAAACAAGTAACAAGGCGCGCCTTGCCGGTAATATCTTCAACTTCCTTCCCGCAGTTAATGAAGTGCAAATTCGAACATCAGAAAATGGATTGGATTATGCAGGTGTTGTATCTACGCACAACTCAAGCCCGCTCATTGATTTAGGATACACACCTGGCACAAACGTCAACAACTTCCTTGAGATAACCTTTACTTATAAGGTAACGCTGACCGCAAATGTAACGGACAACCCGCAGTTTTTGTGGTATATGTTTGATGTTGATGTCATCCAAGATGATGGCACGACGGTCTACTATTTAGAGCGTGACCACAACAAGCTGACACCAATAAGCCAAACGTGGACAACAACGCAAGCAGATGGCGGATATCAAGTGCTCGCGGGTAGGTTTGTTGAGCGCAGTGATTTTGGATTCCAACGTGCCTCGGGCACCGTTACTATAGTAACGCCGTACTTGCAAACTGATGGCGATATCACCGTGCAGTTCAATAGCAATAAGTTCATCAAAGCGGATGGCACTACAAAAGTGATAAACGCTGGAAACAGCGCAACGTGGAAAACTGAGGTTGTATCCATACAAAAATCAGTAGGAACTAACGGCTTTGATATTCGCTCTACAACAACGCAAGCGGATAATGATAGCGGAATCATTTACGATCTTGGTACTACTAAAATCTTTGACGGCCCCGGAACGGAAGGGAGTTTGTATAAAAGAAATTCCTTAACATCGCGCACACTTACAACGGGGTGGCGTGAGGGCAATAGCGGAAGCTATAACACGGCGCAGCGACTTGTTGCCAATGAGTTCCTTTCTTTAATGAACACACCTGTGCAAAAGTACGAGGGTAGTATCTTCAGCAGCCACAACTTTATGACTCGCTTAATCTTTGAAGGGAAGAATTGGTTGCAGCTTGGTGGTAGATTTACTGCCAACTCTGATGAGTGGGACGGTGAATGGTTTGCAATATCTAAAGAGGCCATTACAATAACGGATACCGACACGGGTGTTTCTGCTGATCCAGTATTCAGTATTGGCGGAAACAACGGCACGGGAGAGATAAACATTGCAGCTTTAGATGTCAATGATTTCACTGCTAATGATGCAAGTGTAGATAACAATGTAACGGTAGGGAATGACCTTGATGTTACAGGAGACACTGATGTTACAGGCGCATTAGATGTCACAGGCAATTCAACATTGTCGGCCACATCGGTTGGTGAGTTCACAACAACGGGGCGTGTGAATGTGACCATCAATGACATTACGGCAAACCCCGGTGGTTCGGAAACGTTGTCAGCGAGTAAGCATTTTAACTTCCTTACATATTCGGGCGGAAATGGAACGTACACCATCACATTGCCCGAAGCGGAAGATGGTGTGATTCTACGATTTAAAACTGATGACACGATTTTAGCAAACAAAACCATCACATTGCAACCGCAATCGGGTGGGCGTATTGATGCGGAATCAACGTATGTGATGAATCGGTCATATGATGGCGTTTCATTGTTGGGCCGTTCGGGTTCAAACAACTGGTTCGTGATTCAGAAGAAGGAAAAATAAAAAGCCGTAAGGCGATACTTATATTTACAAAACATATAAAGACGAAGATGAATGAAACAATCTCAATTCTACTACCTCCTCCGGAGAGGGTTGTTCAGCGCGGGTTCGGCAATTATCAAAAATGGACTGGTTATGTTTAACAAGTTCACGACTGCTGGCCTAAATTTCCCAACGACCGGCTCGGCCGAATTCAACGGGTCGAGTGATTACATAGAGGCTCCACTTTTAAACGATTATAGCGGTTATAATGGTTTAACTTTTTCCGCTTGGATGTATTCGGGCGATTTGGTTACTCCGGCTACTATTGCATCGAATTGGGGGGCGCCGGCTAATAGCGATTACGGATGGTTGATTTTTTATGGTCAATTTTTAAATTATAAAATTTCATTTTTGCAATCTGCAAACGGGACAACATACAACCGAATGGATAGCGCGGCCGCTTTAAACGAAAATCAATGGTATTATATCACTTGCGTTTGGGAATCGGGAAACGCAAAAATCTACATTGATGGGAGTTTAGATAAGGAAGACACTTCCTATGTACCGCAATCAATTTACGCAACTGGTTATCCTACTTTAATTGGAGCCGATGGTGACGGAAGTGGTGGCGCAATTATTCGCCAATTCAACGGCAACCTCGCAAACGTCGCGATATGGAACCGCGCACTTTCAAGCGATGAGATTAATTCCGTGATGTGGAAAAGTTACGAAGCGTTAAGCGGTACGGAATCAAACGGGTTACAAGCGTGGTACTCATTAGACGACATCACAAGCCCGGCGGCATCGCTCGCCAATATGGAGCAACTCGCAACGGATAAAGACGCAACAATCGAAAACAAGGCGGCCATCACGGCGGCCATAAATGCACTAAGCTAATGGCACTAATAGATAAAGCGAGCCTTTTAATGGTGCCCAGCACCTACGAGGCGGGGAAATTATATAACGTTTTACCAAGCGGAAACCGCGCACCGGATAGCACCGACCAAAATAGTGGCTATGACCAAACGCGGGCCGACTTTGATTTTGACCGCGGGAGCAACACGGCGGCCACAAGAATTGGAAGCGATGGTTTGATAAAAAAATATCGGGAGAACTTATTGGTGCAGTCGAACCAGTTCGATACGACGTGGGGGAATAATTCATCAAGCGAAACAAGCGGTCAAGCAGATAAAGACGGCGGAACGGATGCGTGGCTTTTAAATTCTACCGGCTCATTTGGAAGTATTACGCAATCATTCACGGCAATTAGCGGTGTTTCAACATTAAGTATTTACGCTAAAGCGGGGACTAATAATTGGCTCCTTTTAAGGATGAATGCGACAACCGATGCCCGCGCTTGGTTTGATTTAGAAAATGGGGTTTTGGGTTCTACTGATGGGCCGACCATTGAATCGAAAATTGAAGCGGTGGGAACTGACGGGTGGTATCGTTGTTCTATAACTGGCAACACATCTTCATTTTCTCAAGTTTTAATATATCCAACAAACGCAAATCTTGTTGTTGGTGCGGCTGGAAGCATTTACATCCAAAACGCTCAAGTGGAAAGCGGTTTGGTCAGTACGGATTACCTCGAATCCACAAGCGTAACCGGCAAGGCGGGCGTACTCGTCGATTTGCCGCGGATCAATTTCGACGCTAATGGGGAAAACGGAAGTTTGCTTTTGGAGCCGAGTCGTCAGCAGTTATTTCAATACTCGGAATGGTTCGATAATAGTTACTGGGCAAGACAAGGCACCGGAGGTGGTAACGCTCCTATTGTAACCCAAAACCACGCAATAAGTCCCGAAGGATTTAAGAACGCTTCAAGAGTTCAATTCGACACCAATGGTTCAACATCAACACACCGAAGCGGTTTAGTGCGCGATTTTGCTTTTACAACTGGCGATAAATATGCCATATCTTGTTATGTAAAATCGGCAAGCGGAAGCGATGAGATTTTTACTTTTAGAATTGCTGGCGCTCAAGTGGGCGGAGAAAAAACCGCCACAAATGAATGGCAGTTATTTACTGAAACGCACACCGCAACGGCTACAACTACCGACAATTTCGGTATACAAATAAGAGGTAACTACTCAAGCCAAACAAGTGATATTTTGATTTACGGGATGCAATTGGAAAGCGGTGTTACATACGCGAGTTCGTACATACCGAATCACGGGGAATCGGGCGGAGTTACCCGCGCGGCGGATGTTTGTAATGGCGGCGGAAATGCTGAATCAATCAATAGTACCGAAGGTGTTTTGTATGCGGAAGTTGGCTCCGAAATCAGCTCTGTTTTTAAATCAATTTCAATTAGTGATGGAACGGCCAACGGGGATGATAATAGAGTTATGATAGGATTTCAAAATAGTATATTATATGCCAATGTAAGGGTTGGCAATGTTTATCAATTTAATGAAAATCTAACTATACCCGTAAATAACACTAATAAGATAGCTATCAAATACAAAGCGAACGATTTCGCTTTGTGGGTAAATGGTTCTGAAGTGAAAACAGATAATAATGGAACAACATTTTCTCAAGGAGTATTAACAAAAATACAATTTGCTGATGGTAGACCTACAACATCTGTGTTTAACGGCAACGTCAAACAAGTGGCGGTCTTTAACGAAGCCTTAAACGATAGTGAACTTGCAACCCTAACAACTTTATAAAGCTATGAAGTACACATTTAGAAAATACGAGTTTACCGACGCGGCGAGCGCACAAAGCGCAATCGACGCGCTCGGTATTGATGACGACGGCAACGCAACCCACCGCCATACAATCGCAATGTTGGGGCATATCGTAACCACGGCGGCAACATACGACGACGACGGCGAAGAGTTAACCCCGGCGCAACTGGCGGACAATTATTCCGTCGATGTGCTTTGGCGTGATGGCGTTTCAGAAGATTGGGCAAGCCATATCGTTTGGCCCGATCCAGTGGGAGTGCATAGCTTTGGCAATAGCGAGGCCAACGCGGAATACACCGCGACGCTTTACGCACTATTTCCCGACCGCGTGCCGGTTATTGATAACGATTTAAACGACTAAAAAAATGGGCGTAACTACAACTTTAATAAATAAGCCGTTCAATCCGAGAGCGCAAGACCAAAGCCCGAAGGGGTACAACCGCGCCGCGCTTTATTCGGGGAAGGCCTTGGATTTTGACGGGGTTAATGACGTGGTAAACGGAGAAGCACCAAATCTACCAAGTAGCGATTACACTATTTGCACCTATTTTAGAATAGATTATTTAAGCGTTGGCGGGATGATTACTTGGGGCGACTTTGCTACTGGCGAGCGTCGTTCTATGTTAATTTGGGACGGAGGTCATAATGGAAAATACACTTTGCGTTCTTCAACTTACGGAAGCAACCCCGAAGGCTCAACATATCTTAAAACGGGGGAATGGTATCTTGGATGTGTGAGCGTCGCGAGCAACGGCGAAGCAAAAATTTACCTTAACGGACAATTAGATGGAAGCGGTACCAATACTCTAAACGCTTACACAAATACAGATTATTTGGTCGGTAGAACAAGAGCGACAACCGAATTCTTTGATGGCGCACTTTCAAACACTCGCATTTTTAATCAAGTGCTAACCGCCGCACAAGTGGCCGACCTATACAACAACCCGGAGAAGGTCGTTCCTACTGGAGTGGATAACACCGCTTTAAAGTTATGGCTTCCAATGATGGAAGGCGCGGGAACGACGGCTTACGATGGGAGCGGCAATGGAAACCACGGGACTATTTCGGGGGCCACATACGTCAACGGAATCGGCGCACCCGTAGCGCAGTCGGCGGTGATGGATTGGAATAGGGGTACGAACGAGGTACCTCAATCAAATGGTTTTGTTGAAGCAGATTCAAACTATGCTTATACAAATAGTAGCGAAACCGAAGCAACGATAACGGCACCCGATGGAAGCACGGATGCATTTGAATACATTTGTGATGCGGTTACGACAAACAATCAGTTTTTGCGAATCAATCCAAGTGCTACTTACACAAGTGGGCAAGTGTATACATATAGTTTATTCGTCAAGTATAACACAAAGCAGTTTGTAAAATTGGCGTATATGAATTATAGCGGCTCCGGATATTTTGTGGCTGCTTTTGACCTTGTTAACGGAATAGTAACCGACACAAATATACACGGCTCCGCAACCAATACAAGTTCATTTATTGAAGAAGCACCAAACGGATGGTACCGAATCGGGATTAGCGCATCGCTTACAAGTTCAGCGGGTCAAGCAATGAATTTTGAGTTTAACGTAATACCAAGCGGAACGCCAACGTGGTCAACTTACGGACGTGTAAACCAAACAACCACCACAAGCGACAAAGTTTACATTTACGGAGCGTCATTGATTGAAGGAACGAAAGGTGTTTATGTTCACACTAACGGCACCGCCCAAACCTCGGAAGTATTACTCCCGCAAGGCTTAACAACGGGCCGCGATATTACGGGCGTGAATCTATTTGAAAACGTGCGGAAACAAGGCGCGCTCAATCTTGACGGCAATAGCTGGGCAGAGGTTCACGATAATGAGAGTGTAGACCTTGCGGATGGCGTAAGTTTAGAGTGTTGGGTTTATAGAAATGGAGAAAGCGGGTATTTTGGATTCGTAGGTAAATGGGTAAATAACGGAAATCGTTCTTACTTAATAGCAACGGAGCCGAGTAATGTTATCGGCTTTTATGTTTCTAAAAATGGTAGCGCATTAGTTTCAAATTCGTACACATTAAGTGCAAGCGGATGGCACCACCTCGTAGGTACTGAAGATGGAACCAATTTAAAACTTTATGTTGATGGCGTTTTAGTTGATACGGACGCAACAATAGCGGGCGATATTTTTACTTCCGCTTATAATGTGGAGATTGGACGCTATAACAATTCAACATCTAACGAATACGCAAACCAAATCGCCCAACCGCGCATCTACAACCGCGCTCTAACGGCCGAGGAAGTGCAGAGAAACTACAACGCGGGAAAAAACACATACACAAATTAAAAAAGAATCAAAATGAGGGGAAACGTTTACATCTCAATTCCAGCGGCGGACAATGCAAATGCATTGCCGTCAGCCATCACACGATACGATTGGAATACCTACACGTACGATGATGAAGGTGCGGTTGATACAACCACATTAGTGCATCCAACGTGGGCAGAATACGGCGAAAAGTACAAAGCGGATTTCGGTGCTCCTGTAACGGTATCCGTATCTGATGTGGAATTTATCGTTTATGAGATCACTGCAAGCTGGAAAGATTCAGAAGTATCTGCATTGATTGCTTTAGGTAATGGTCAAGCAGCACCTAACTATACGGTAATGACAGCAGAGGAAGCCAGGGCGTTTATTGCGGACAACGCTGATGCACAACTCTAATGCTACTGAGCGACAACTTAAGCCTTGCCGAAGCGACGTCCTCTGCGACTGCTTTACGAAAAGGGATTGCCAACAAGCCAACGGTTACGCACCTTATCAATCTAAAGGAGGTGGCGCTGCACATCTTTCAGCCTTGCCGAGAACACTTTGGAAAGCCTTTAAGAGTTACCTCTGGTTATCGATCCGAGGCGTTGAATAAAGCAATAGGCGGGTCAAGTAAATCGCAACACTCAAAAGGTGAGGCTTTAGATATGCAAAGCACAAAGGGCTACACCAACAAGGAGCTCTTTATGTATATCAAAGACCACCTAACCTTTGACCAACTCATTGGCGAGTTCCCCGATAATGTTGGGGAGTACGCTTGGGTGCATTGCTCTTATAAGAAAGAGGGCAATAGAGGTGAGGTTCTTATTGCCTACAAGGACGACAACAACAAAACAAAGTATGCAAAATGGTAGACTTTAAACTTATAAAAAGGAACATCTCAACGGTGTTGAGCTTTGCAGATAGCGAGTTCTTAGAGCTTCTGATTGCTGTATTGCACACTTTCCTACTACCCGCAGCAGTATGGGCAGAGATAGGCTTTAAATGGCACATCATCTTTGTTGCTATAGCTGGGGGATTGTTTCAGTTCTATAGCGTAGGGATGCGCGATTTACGTTGCAGATACTACAGCACGGTGATAGCTACCTTGGTTGCGTTCCTCACCGTTGAACAATACATTATGACTGGGCTTTTGTGGGAAGCTCCCTCTCGGTTCGGTTGGCTTATAATCGCTATCGCAGCAGTCATCAATCAAATACGAGTAACAAAACAATGGAGAGCAAAGAACTAATCATAGCCTTGGTCACGATCTTAGGGAGCGGTGCGGCATTTAAGTTTTATGAAATAGTCATTAAGACTAAAAAGGATGCGGCACGCGAATTGCGACAGGAAGAGCGTGCTGAAAACCCCGAGACAATGTTCCGCGATGACCTCCTTAAACGTGTCAATGAAATGAGTGCAGCACTTGATGCGGCACAACTTAAAATCTTAAGCCTTACGCAAAAGGTAGCAGAGCTTGAAACCGAGAACCGCTACTTGCACCGTGAGATTGATATACTAAAAAGAAAATAAGATGTTTAATAGAATCACTGAAAACACAAAAACCTCTATTGCTGGGGGAGTTATCTTTATAACTGGCATCGCTCTTATCATTATGGATAAAGCTACACTCACTGAGTTTGGCGCTTTCCTTGGTGTAGCGTTCGCTTTATTATTTAGTAAAGACCCTAAAACAAGCAAGTAAATGGATGATTGGGAAGACAGCTTCAACAGCTTTATTGAGGAATTAGAAAACCAGGAGCAACCACAATGCTCTATAGAAAACCCTGAGGAATGCGACTCTTGTGGAAGTTAGGGGTCGTCGTTACAGCATTGATGCTGACAAGCTGTGGTGCATCGTGGCACCTAAAGCGTGCGATTGCAAAAAACCCAGCGCTTGCTCGGGACACGGTTCTAAGGATCGACACCACCATAATAAAGGAAAGCGTTGAGCTTAGAGACACCATATTTATTAAGGAGGTCGATACCATTAGGGTAGTAAAGAATGGAGTGGTTGTTGATATTAGACGGAGCTTTGACACTATTGAGGTTGATGTGGAATGCCCTCCCGATACGATTCGGATACTTAAAGAGGTACCGATGGTTCAGATTGTACCTGAAAAGAAAGAGCGTAATTTAGCACTTGGCGGAGTTATAGGTTTTATCTTAGCGCTTGTACTTATCCGTGTCGCTGGTCGATTAATAAAATAGAATACATTCGGCAGCTTTAGCTGTTGTTTTGTTGTTGTGTGAAGAGGGAGTTGATGTTAAAATCGGCTCCCTTTTCTATTGCTCCAAACCTCACGTTATTAACAAAAACCTGTTAATTTTCTTTTTGCTGCTGCTATATATAGAGAAAAAAAATAAAAAATAAAGAAATATCTGCATTTGTATTTATTTCCCTATCGGGCCTTGTGGCCCCGAGTAGGTAAATAGATACTTGCATTTAAGGCAGATGAAAAAGGTAGCGCAAAGCATCTTGCAAAGCATCTTGATCCTGGCTGTGTACAATGGTGTGGATAATTAATTCTTTGTTGATTGTTGTGAATTAAATTTTATTGTGTAAGTTTGGGTATAACCAAAAACAACTAAAATGAAAAAGTACAACACCCTTGAAGAGCAAATCTTTGATATCATCAAAGAAAAGTCAAAAGCACAATGTTCTATTAATGCAAATCACCTTGCGAAACTTTGCCACATCATCGGCTTTAGAACCTCTATTGATGAGGTTGTTGATGTTGTTGGTAAGATGATGCACGAGGAGAAAATCTTATGTCACGACTTCCGTGGTGTAGAGCATTTTAAAATTGCATAAAACGTAGAACTATGAAAAAGTACAACACATTCGAGAACATCGGCTACATCACTACGCTCTACATTCTATTAGGTATAGGCACATTCGCATTCTTATGCGTTTACAAGGCACTTCTATGGGCCTTTGGTGTAATGTAACCATATTAAGACTAAAGCATTCACATAGCGCTGAAAATGCCTCACAGCGTTACTAATTAACAACTGAGGCAACACTACAACAATTATGGCAAAGTTAGATTTTGCAAAGGGCGTGTCCGCGGTATTAACGGGCACAACGAATTGGGCACAACTCACTGAGAAAAGTGGCCCTAACAAGATGAGTGGTAAGTATCAAGTAGAGCTTACCCTTGATGCGGAGAGCATCAAAACACTTGAATCAATGAAGATTCTTGACCACGTCAACATTAAGCGCCAAGATGGTACGCTCAAGTATGAGCATCCGACGGTGCGCTTAAAGACCAACAACCCGCCACAACTTTGGGACACCTCAAAGATGCCGTTTGATGACCTCATCGGTAACGGCACAACGCTACGCGCCAAGGCCTTTATTAAGAGTTGGGAGATGGCGGGAAAGAAAGGCCTTACGGCATACATCAACAAGGGCATCATCCTTTCCTTGAATGATGTGAACGGCGCTGATGATGATGACCTGTGGGAAGATGTAAAGGTTGAGCCATTGGTAGCGGGCCAAGAACAAGTCCCTACATCAAAGCCCGATGTAGCTACAGCCTCGGAAGCATTCGCTACTGAGGAAGATGATGATTTGCCATTCTAATGATTGCAAATGATATGATAAAAGAGGTGCGTAAGCATTTCGGTATTGACCCATCTCTCCGCACACGGCGGAGGGATGTGGTTGATGCTCGGAACGCTATAATGGTATCTCTACGTTCCATTCATACGATGAATGAGATCGCTCGCTTCTTTCCGTACAAGGTGCGCAGAGATGGTGAGGTGTTCTATAAGGGTATGAGCCATTGCTCAGTGATTCACGCAGTGAAGCAGCATCAAATACGCTACCACAGCGACCCATCAGAACGCCAAGTGTCTTTCTACCTGTACTGCGAGATTTATGACTATTGCAAGAACTACCTCGGTGACAACACCTACAAGCCGATGTCTCAATTAGAGATGCGTGAGGAAATAGGTAAGGCACGTTTTGAGGCAAAGGAAAAGAAGAAAGAGATGGCAGAGCTGCAACGCGCATTTAAGGATGAAATCAAGGAGATGAAAAGAGAGATGCGTATGCTGCAAACGGCAGTGCGCAAGGTGACCTCCGAGCGCGACCATTACAAGACGGCCTTCACTCAAATGTATAAGGAGAAAAAAGCAAGAGATGAAAAAGCTATTTAGAAAGGTGGCGCATAAGCGCTACATTGAAAAGTACATCACTGAGCTACGCTGGGAAACACTAAACACGGTGATAACGGCAAGCAGAACGCAGTGGAATGATGATGTTGTGAAGCTGTTGGATAACAACGCACAGCTCATCCGTAAATACGAAAGGAGAAGAAGATGGGTGAAGTTTTAGATAAGTACAATCTATTCAGAGAGGCCGTTAAACTTGTGGCGCTGCTACAGGCATCTCTTGAGCAGATGGATGAGTTAAAGGGCACCAAGTTCTACAAGCAGAAGGTGAAGAGTTTAATGAGCCAGCTTGAGAGAGAGTTGGAGAAGCACTTGGTCAACCCATTGAACGCCCTGGATCAACAAGACCCTGAACTACTAACCAAGATTCAGTACAATGTAGAGCTTGTTCTTGGTATGGACTTGGAAGAGCTGGCAATGCTCCGCCAAGAGATTGATGAATATAGAGATACTAAAAAAGATGAGTAAAGAAAGCCACGAAGCATTCGATAAGATGATGGGGTACGCAATGGGCACCGTCAATGAATTGGTAGAGAAAGCCAAGGAGATAAACCGCAACAGCATCATTGCACTAAACAACCGCGACCTTAAGGAGAACGGAATAGAAAAAGACTGATGAAGATATTAGAACTACAGCAACGCAGCAAGGAATGGTTCGAGGCGCGCCTCGGAGTGATTACTGGATCGAGAGCAAAGAGCGTGTTCTCTAAAAACAACCTCCCATTTATTGATGAGCTTATCGCAGAACGCCTCACAGGTGTTATCCCCGAGGGGTTTACTTCTGATGCAATGCGCCACGGCATACTCTATGAACCTGAAGCCATTAGAGTATATGAAGAGACAACAGGCAGAATAGTTGATGAGATAGGCTTCTGCGTACATAAGGACTACCCATTCATTGCCGTATCTCCCGATGGCCTTATCAATGTGGACGGTAAATATAAAGGTGCCGTTGAGGTGAAGTGCCCCAGCAGTAAGAAGCACATAGAATATATGCGCATCGGTAGGGTGCCAAACGAGTACAAATATCAAGTTATCCACTACTTCGTAGTAAACGAAGATTTGGAGTGGTTAGATTTTGTATCTTATGACCCGCGCCTTAAGAATTGCAAGCTACACGTTCACCGTGTATTCCGCGATGATATGATGCACGAGATAAGCGCAGCCCTTGATGCTTACCTTAAGTTCTATGATAAACTAAAGAAGTACGAAGATGGCATACTCGGAGAATGATTTAAAAGCCCTGTGCTGGGAAGAGGCCAAGGTCTACTTTCACGCAATGGATCGCAGCCACATCTCAAGAATGATTGAACACGCCGTAAGGAAACAATATGCAGATACCGAAGAATCTTAAAGAACTTAGTGCCCTGGCTACGCAGCTC